TCCCAACTCCAAATAATCTTATTCCGTTCTTTAATGATAAATTGTGGTTAAGAGTTGGCTTTCCACCCTCGGCTGTTCCAGGGATTGCTGGCACATACTTCAGCGGCTCATTAGAGGCGTCTGGAAGCCTCCAGGATCCTGCTACACCGTCCTCCGTGTTGTTCGGTGTCAGTAACCCAGGAAACATTCCTGCGGGCTTTATAACGTATTCTTCTCTCAACCCATGGAGTAGAAATTGGATTATTCTTTATACTTTGGCTCTTGCCAAAGAACTTCTTGGACTTGTTAGAACCAAGATGAAGACAATCCCAATTCCAGGCGCAGAATTAACTCTTAACGGTGATGAACTACTTGCTCAAGGAAGAGAAGATAAGAAAGATTTGTTGGTTGGTGATACTGGCATTATCACTAAACTTGATGCCTTGACCTACGATAAACTTGCAGAGCTTGAAGCAAATAGAGCAGAAAATAATATGAAACTATTGCAACATATGCCTTTCCCCCCAAAATATACATTATTTACGGGATGAGTAGTCAAAACGCCCCCTCTGATGTATACTTACTATAAGAGAGGTAAGTATATGGAATACAAGTTTGAAGGCAAATCATTAAAAAGCGGCATTTATAAGATAATAAATAAAATCAATGGCAGGATCTACATTGGCTCTGCAAAAGAGTTTAAACGTAGATGGAGCCAACACGCAACTTCATTAAAAGCTAATAAGCATCAGAATAAGTTTCTTCAATCGGATTATAACAAATGTGGAGCTGAAGCATTTGTATTCGAGATTATTGAGACAACTGAATGTGATAAACAAGGTCGCTTAATCATAGAGGAGCGATATATTAGGGAACATTATGACAATGGTAAAGATTGTTATAACTTGTGTGATAGAGCGATAAGTAGGGAAGGCTATAAAGCAAAAGATCCGGAAGAGACGAGACTTAAGGTATCTGCTGCTTCTAAGAAGAATTGGGAAAATCCGGAATATCGTGAGAAGTGTAGTAAAGCTATAAAGGAAGCTCTTTCGGAACCGGAAGTTAAAGAGAGAAAGCGTATAGGTCATATACGTTCTTGGGATGGAAACGAGGAGCGTAAGGAGAAGCAATCTCGTGTTTTCAAGGAATTGATGTTAGACGCCGAATATAAAGATAAAACGGTTAAAAATCTTTTAGAACATCAACCGAAGGGTCGTGAGACATTTCGCAAGAGAATGAAAGAGGATGCGGCATTAAAAGAGAGATATCGAACAGATGGTAAAACAAAGGTAGCTTCTATTAATAAAAAGTATGTGGAAGATCCAGATTTTAAGAAGAAAATGGATGAAACAAGCATCCGTAACTTGCAAGAATATAACAAGCGTAAGATGGAAGAGATGGAAGTAAGACCGCCATTAATATCTCCGGATGGGGTTGTATATGATCAGATTAAGAACTTGAATGAGTTTGCCAAAGAGCATGGGTTAGACAGTAGCGGTTTATGCAAGGTATATAAGGGTAAGCTTAAGAGTGTTCATGGTTGGAAACTATTTATTGGTTGACCCTCTGATCCATCTATATATAATGATAAGTGGAACGCTACCAATTAGAAAGACGAAGCTATGAACCTATTAAAAGAATATATCACATTACTTGTTAAAGAAGCTATGGATGAAGACGTTAACCTAAAACGTCTAAATCCTGGAATGTTAGGCATTTATTCTCTTGCTCAAGCTATTAATAAGCTAATCTATGAGGGAGATGCATTGCCTGGAGCCTTGCCAATAGACATTATTAGTTCCGGAAAAGAATTAAAGTCTGCTCCAATGATAACAGATACAGAAAGAAATTCTGGAGTATCCCTTCAGCATACCGGCTCTACTTTCAAATTATATATTGATCCTTCTAAAGCAGGAACTTTCATGAGTGGCGATAATGAAACTCATGATATTATGCATACGATTACTGGACACCTTGCCAAAGCAATAGCCAGAAGAAGAGAAAGCCTCGAGGCTTCTGGCCAATATGGCGGTACTCCTTCCAAATTCAATAAAATAACTTTGAAAAAAGATGAAATTGCGGATTTTACGGATAAGTTTGAAAAAACATTTGGGTATAAGTTACCATATTCAGTTTTTGAAAAAACATTTGAATTGAAAAAACCTACCGAATATAGCAATTGGTTTGTTAAAACAGTTTGGCCAAAAATTAAGAATAAGAACGTTAAAATATACGGAAATACTGTTAACAAAGATAACTTCAAATATATCGGCTATACGATATGGAAATCCGTATATGGTCCAGGCGGCGTTCAACCAGGTATTTTTGGACACAGATCTTGGGGAAATGTTGATATCTCCAATGCTAAACTTGATCCAGCAGATCCGGATAATTTCGGAGCACCAACATTAGGCAAAGGTAGCCCTGGAAAAATTGCTTGGAAACAATCCATGGAAGACGAAGAATTGCTTGGAAATGTCATTAACATGGCTATTAGTTATGAAGTGGAAGCTGGTCAACCTATTGACGTTAAAAACGTTGTTTATAAAATATTTAGTAAATATCAACAAGCACCAAGTCCAAGCACTAACGTGGGAAATATTAAGCCGCAAGAATATAAACTAAGATACAATACGCTAGAAGCAAGAAAAGCGTTAACGAGATTATTTGAGTTATATAATCAAATGTTGCAGCGTTATACGGTTGGTCTATCTACCGCTCAACCAGCTCGTAAACAAGCTGCGAAAGCGGCAGAGAACATATATGATCGTGAGCAGGTAACACCAGCCCAACTAAACGCTGCCAGACAGAGTTTAGCAGCCAAAAGAGAACCTTCTCCATTCCCTGAACCCGCTCCAGCAAGAAGACCTCGCAGAGCACCTGCTGCTCCCGCTCCTGCACCAGCTCGTCCAACCAAAAAAGCCCCAGCACGGACGACTAAAAAAGCACCAGCAATAAGAACTAAAAGATGAGCCACCCACCCACATGAACCTATTAAAAGAATATATCCGTCTTATAATCAAAGAGCAATTGGAAGAAGATATTGATATCCAAAAATTATCTCCTGCAATGATCGGGGTTTATTCTTTAGCCCAAGCGATGAAAAGATTATTTGAGTTATATAACGTATTTGTTGATAGATATAAGAAATCTCAATCAAATCCGGCTGCAAGAACTGTTTGAAATTACATTATAATGTCAGGTTGCCCTATTTATCTATATGTCAAGGTTATTCATAACAAGCCGAGAGATCCAGTTTATCAATGACATTACCAAGGAATTGGTAAAAGACGTAATTGGGCAACAGATAATTTATTATCCTATTTCTACGATGAAGACCCAAATTCATCCAATATATGAAGAAGCAATTGAGAAGATATTTGAAAATCCAATTCGTTTAGATGTTATGGCTGGACAACCCAACTGGGAAACTAAATGGAACCAATTTGGTAATGAGCAAGTCAATAAGTTTGAGTTGTTTGTTCAAGCCCGTGACCTCTTAGACAAGGGCTATAACCTTAATGAAGGCGACTTCTTCCTTTATGGCGACCAACTATATGAGTTAGTTACTTTCGTTCCTATTAACAACATATACGGTCAAGTAGAATATACAACCGGTTATAAGTTAGAAGGCAAAGTAGCACGCAAAGGTCAATTTGATGTTAACGTCTTTAAACAAATGCTTAAAGATCAAGGCGTTAAGTATATTGATAGTAATGTTACTAAGGTTTGGCAACAACAACGTGGTCTTACGGAGAACATTGAAGGAGAAACGTTGGACAAACGTCAGATGCGTAATAGATTGGCAGAAGATATGGCTCCAATAGCATTAGACGAAGGCGCTCGTATTATTAATATAGATGCGGATCCAGATCCTACACATAAACCAGAGGAAGCAAGTTCTTTTGATAATAATAGTCCAACTTACGTAGAACCAACAGATATCTATAACGAAGACTGATACTTAGATATATGGCTGTTGACCCAAAAGAGAATGTCACAAGACAGAACATACCACAAGACCCAAGAAATCCTAAAGATCATCTTGATAGTGGTTATGAAAATCAGCCAAGCTTAGATTTCACTATCCCTCCAGTTGGTATAGAAGATATCGATTTTGCCATTCATCGTTTATTTGATAAGACTATTGGTTTTAATACTTTCATGGTGAGCGCCGCAAAAGGTCCGCAAAATGTAAAGAAACCATATGTTATCTTTGCTACCGGTGAAAGATTTGCTCTTGCAAAACGTCTTAAACCACCAAGAGATAAAAATAAAGTCCTTATTCTTCCAGCTATATCCATTCGTAGGACCGCTATAGAACAAGCTCCTGATGATATTACCGGTAGAGGCATGAACCAATATACTGGGGTTATAACAATAAAAAGAAAATTAGCTCCAGAAGATAGAGATTATCAAAACCTTATTAACAAACAAGGATTAAAGAACTTACAAAGCGTTCTTTCTGGATTACCAACTTCTAATAGACCTACCGGCGATGATAAAAATGAATTGGAAGTTGTTCAAGGTGGATTGTTACAAAATAGACTATCTGCAAATAACATATATGAGATAATAACAATTCCGCAGCCACAGTTTTTTACTGCGAAGTATGAAGTTGTGTTTTGGACGAATTATACCCAACACATGACATATCTTATTCAAACATATATGACCTCTTTTCTTCCACAGTTTAGAGGGCATAAATTAGAAACCGATAAAGGTTATTGGTTTCTTGCATACACAGAAGACAGTTTCTCCAATGGAGAAAACATCGATCAGTTTGAAGGTGAGGAGCGTCTTATAAAATATACCTTTAATATTAACGTTAAAGGTTATTTATTGGCTGCTCAAGCGCCTACAAATGCTGTTCCTGTAAGAAGATCGATTAGTTGTCCAAACTTAGTATTTGATATTGCAATAGCTGGAGATATACAACCAAAAGACGTTTTGGAAAGACCTCCAATCAAAGATACTCCTAATGACGGTTTTACATTAACAGATATCGATATGGACCCCGCAACAAAACAAACTGAAACTACATTACAAAAATTTGCTCTTAATAAGACTTTAATTGACCCAATAACTGGAAAGAAGCATAAGAAATACGTATCTATCTTAGATGTCAATCAAAAAAAGGGAGAAACAGTGTTTGCAGCTTCAGATATTGAAACTTTAGAAGAATATTTAATATCATCCAAATGAAGAAATAGTGGTGTAGTAACCCCTAATTAGAAAAAGAAAAGGCTTCAACGCTGATTTGAAGAAGAAGGATAAACCAAATGCCAGATCAAGTTTTTAAATTCCCAGGCTATTATGATCGTGAAATCGATCTAACCGCAAGAGTAGTTGCTCCTAACGGCGTACCTGCTGGTATAGTTGGTTCATCGGTTAAGGGACCAGCATTCATTCCATATACTCTTGGATCATTTTCAGATTTCCAAACCAAGTTTGGCGGTTTTAATCCAAACTTGACAGCCCCATATGCTGTAGAAAAATTTTTACAAAACCGTAATGCACTTACATTCATAAGGGTATTGGGAGCCGGTTCAAATACAACTTCTATTGATATTGCAGCCACTCAAACCGCCGGCATCGTTAAAAATGCTGGGTTTAAACTTTCTGCTTCTAATGGATGGGGTACCGTTGCAAATAGTACTCGAGCAGTTGGAGCCGTTCAGTTCTTGGTTGCTCGTCACGACTTGCAACCAGGCGAATCCGCACCATCCGGTTTCCCAATGTTTACAGATAACAATAGCTATGTAGATGCTAGTTTGGGAGTTAATCTTGTTCGTGGCGTTATATTTGCTGCTTCTGGTTCTCGTGTAATGATTATGTCTGCCAGCAATGAAGCATTCACCCCAGGATTAAATGATACCGCAATATATTCAACTCCTGCCAATAGCGAAGAACCATATTTTAAGATTGTAATTTCTACCTCACTTGGTACATCATATGCGACTGACGATGGATTTGTCGGAGTAAAAATATATTCTGCATCCTTTAATCCAACATCCGATCTTTACTTCGGAAAGCTTCTCAATACAGATCCTTCAAAGTTTGAAGAAGAACAACATTATTTATATGCTGATTTTGCAGTAGACGATGAAGTTGCAACAGTCGTTCAAAGTAACATCAATGGCGTATTGATTGCTTCTGGAACCTTGAATACTTCTACCACGTCCGGATTGCCAAATGAAAAATTCCTAGCGGCATATGGTCGTTTCGATACACGATATACAACCCCAAGAACTCCAGCTTTCATTTCTCAACCATATGGTTCAACGGAACATGATTTATTCCATATTGAAGCATTGGATGATGGTCAATATATCAGCGATAAAATTAAAATATCAGTTCAAAGCTTACAAGCTTCAACAAATCCAATATATCCATATGGAACATTTGCTATAACGGTTCGTCAATTTGGAGATACTGATATTAATCAAGCAGTCATCGAACAATTTACTGATCTAACGCTTGACCCAGATAGCGATAATTACATTGGCAAGATTATTGGCGATGCAAAAGCATACTTCAATTTCGACGTAGAAGATCCAGATGATCGCCGCATAGTTCGTTCTGGAAAGTATGCAAATAAGTCCAACTATATTCGTGTAGTAATCAGCGATGCTGTAGAACAAAAGATGGTACCATCAAGCGTACTTCCATTTGGTTTCCGTGGCGTTGACGTATTGAATACAAATCCAAAATTCACCGACGTGAGCTCCTCAATCGCTTCAGAACGCCGTTTAGTTGGCATTGGTTCTCAAAACACATTTGGCTGTGAAGGCGCAATTGTTCCACCAGTTCCATATCGTTATAAGGTAACTAGAAATAGCGGTTCTCTAGAAATTACAGATGCTCGTCTCTTCTGGGGCGTGAAGTTCGAAAGAAACAATAACAACGTTGAAAACGTTAATATCAATAACGAACAAAATCGCTTTATTGCTGCGGCAACAAAGTTTGCTGGTATTAGCAAGCTAGACGTGGTAGTAACCGGTTCTTCAAAAGATAATTTTAATAATAATAAGTTTACTTTAGCTAGAGTTGCGGTTAGTGGCGTTAATGACATTTCAGGTCTTACTGGTACCGCCAGTACTCAAATGAGAAAAGCTCAATATATCCGTAATGGAGTTGTTGATCCAACAACGTATAACGTCAATGGATTTGTTACGTTTGCATCCCTTGTACATGAAGGTACGCAACCAATAACGTTCAACAAATACAACAACTATGCCAAGTTTACAACCTTCCTATATGGTGGTTTTGATGGCGTTAACATTCTAGATAAACACGCTGTTAGATTTGATGATAAATCTACTTCAATTGAAGTTGATGGTGGTGCTTATTCTGCATTTGTATCCCCTGGATTTAGTGCAAATCAAAACGGCATTGGAATTGAAAATAATCAAATCAATAGCTATCGTATAGCAACAGACATTATTACAAATCCGATTGCTTCTAATATCAACTTGCTATCACTTCCAGGTCAACGTGAACCGTTTGTTACGGATTATGCATCAGATAGAGCATCTGGCTTTGGTTTAGCTCTATACCTAATGGACATTCCAAACTACAACTCTTCTGGAGATAGAATATTTGATGGAGAAATTCTTGGTACATCGTCTTTTATCGACGTTCAACAAACTGCCAATAACTTCGATATTCGTTCTATCGACAACACATTTGTTTCTGCATATTTTCCAGATGTCATAATTGCTGATCCGCAAACAAACAAGAGAATTACAGTACCAGCAACGGTCGCTGCTCTCGCTGCAATCGGCTATAACGACAAGGTAGCTTATCCATGGTTTGCTCCAGCAGGATTTAATCGTGCAGCCCTTAACTTCGTAACCCTTACGAGAACAAGAGTAAATCAAGGAGAACGTGAAAAGCTTTATCAAGTAAGAGTTAATCCAATCGTTAAGTTCCCAAATGAAGGTTATGTAATCTTCGCACAAAAGACACTTGATGGAGCGGGCACTTCACTAGATAGCATTAACGTACAACGTATGATTATGGACGTACAACGTCAAGTAATCGATATCGGCAATAAGCTTATTTGGCAACAACTAACTCCAGCTCTATATAATGAATTCATTTCTAGAGTTACTCCAATATTGTCTCTAGTACAAAATCGTGGTGGTTTGAGACAATTCAAAGTTGTTTGCGATAACACAAATAATACAATGCTCGACCGTGAGAATAACAAAATGAATGCTAAGATTTACTTACTTCCAGTCAAGGCAGTAGAATTCATCGCCCTCGACTTCATTGTCACAAGAGAAGGCGTTCAATTCGGTTGATATGAATAGTTAATATTAGTAACTGAAAAAATAGAAAAGGCATAACAACAATGACACAAATATCGTTCAAATCAGCAGGCGTTTCGGCTAGAACAATAAATCTAACAGGACCAACGGCAATACAGCCTTCTGGTATTCCTGCTGGTGTGATTGGTACCTCTATAGCTGGACCAGCATATGTACCAACAACCGTAGCTACCTACAATGATTTTCAAGCAACCTTTGGAGAAACAACTAATGACATATATGTTGGTCCATTAGCGGTTTCCGAATGGTTAAGAAACGCTCAAGCTGCTACATTTATTCGTGTTCTTGGAGCCGGAGCAGGCAATGCTAGAACTGTTGATACGGATGCTGCTGGTGGAAATCGTGGAAAGGTTGAGGGAGCAGGTTATGTCGTCGGCGGTGAGTTGCCAGAATATTGGAATGGATTTGCAGGCGAATTAACCGCTTCTCAATATGCTACTTTTGGTAACTCTCTTGGAAGAACATACTTCCTTGGTGCTTTCATGAGCCAATATGAAACAACTGCCTCTAATACCATAGTAAGCTCTTCAATGTTAACAGACGCTGGTTTATCAGCAAATGGAGCTCCGATTGTTCGTGGCATTCTTTTCGCAGCTAGCGGTACTCTTCTAACGTTATCTTCTTCTATTAGCAGTTCAAATGTCGTTTCTACAGGCACAACAACACCAGGAGGTGCAGTTACCGGCTCTGTCAAACTTCTTAATGGATTACAAGAATTCGTTATGCTTGTAAATGGTCTTACAAATACCGATCCAATGTATCCAAGTGTAATTACTGCATCTTTTGATGTTGAAGCTCCAAACTACTTTGGATCTTTAATGAATAGAGATCCATTAAAGCTTGAACAAGCCGGATACTACTTGCAAACAGATTGGGTTATTCATCCATCACAAGCAGTTGTAACAGGTTCTGGCATTATCCTAAATACTGATAATGGTGTTAAAAATCTACGTACAACATTTGGCTTAGAAAACGTTGCATTCCTTGTAACTGGTTCAAAAACAAGAAATAGTGGTTCTCTATATGCTCCTAACTATGAAAACTTTGAAGACCGTTATCGTACTCCAAAGAGCCCATGGTTAACTTCACAAAAGTTCGGCGGCAAACCAGTTAATCTTTTCCGTATTCACTCTGTGGATGACGGCGTATACGCAAACGATAAAGTTAAAATCTCAATTGAAAATATTACTCCAAGCCTTTCTGACGTTTATCTCTATGGAACGTTCGATCTTCTAGTAAGAGATTTCTCAGATAGCGATAAGAGCAAAATTGTTTTAGAACAATATAGAGGATTATCATTAGACCCAACAAATCCAAATTATATTGCACGTGTAATCGGAGATTATAATACTTTTTATAACTTCGACACAGAAGATGGAGCTTCAAAGCTTGTCACTCTAGGAGATTACACAAATAACTCCAAATATATTCGTGTTGAGGTTGCCTCTGGGGTTGATGCACAGGACGTAGATCCAACGGCTCTACCGGTTGGTTTCCGTGGACCAGCTCACTTAGTAACTTCAGGTTCTGTACCACTCGCTGGGTTTAATGATGCAACGACGTATGCCGTAACAAATCCATTCCGAAAAACAGTTCAGATGCCAATACCATTCCGTGACAATCTTGTTCGTGGTATTGCTCCAAATACTACTTCGGATAAGGGTCTATATTGGGGCGTTCAATTTGAGCGCAAAATATCTGCCATAGAACCAAATAAAACAACAATACCAGAAACAAGCATTCGCAGCTTTGCTAGCTATTTCCCAAATTTCCAAACTGATTACCAAAACTTTGTGGTAATGGATAATGAAGGAGCTATCGATACTGTTGAAAATGGGATTGTTGATGCGGATCGTTTTAATAACAATGGTTTCTCACTTGAAAATATTCAAATCAAATATCGTGTAATTCCAGGTAGTACAGCCACTTTCCCAAACAATACAATCCCAGATACTACTCAAGCAGTAAGCTGGAATTATGTCAGAAACGGACAAGTGACTACAAATACAGGTTCTCTTGTAAGAAGACTTTCAGTAGCCGATCTAGCAGATCCAGCTACCCGTCAACTTGGTAAGTTCAATCTATATCTTCAAGGCGGATTTGATGGCGTCAACATCTTCAACTATGATGAGCGTTATCTAACGAACAAAGCAATAAATGAAGAACTTGATTTTGTAAATCGTGGTGAACAGAATGGTTCTGCTGTAGTAGCATATAATACCGCACTCAATCTAATAGCAGATGCTACAGAAGTTGATGTACAACTATTTGTAATCCCTGGTATACGTAATCCATCTATTACAGATAAAGCTATAGAGACAGCCGAAAATCGTTTTGATGCTCTTTATATCATGGACATAGAAACATATGACACGGATGGCATTTTGGTAGCCAGCGAAGATCAAGTACCATCTGTACGTTATACGATTAACAACTTCCGTGATCGTAATATCAATACGTCTTTTGGAGCTACATATTTCCCAGATGTCATTATGAGAGATACCGTAGCAAACACGTTACGTCAAGTACCACCATCTGTTGCGGTCCTTGGTGCTTTCTCTTATAACGATGCTGTAGCTTTCCCATGGTTTGCCCCAGCCGGTTTCGCAAGAGGTGGTCTAGCAACCACAGAGCGTTCAACGATTGAACTTTCCAGAACTAACATGGATGACCTCTATGAAGTTGATATCAATCCAATCGTATCCTTTGCAGGATCTGAAGGTTTGGTAATCTGGGGTCAAAAGACGATGTATGCACAACAATCAGCTCTTGATCGTGTAAACGTTCGTCGTCTTCTTCTATCTATTCGTAGACAAGTTCGTCAAGTTTCTAATCGTATTCTCTTCGAACAAACTCTACCAGAAACCCTTACACGTTTCTCACAGCTTGTCAATCCAATACTTAAGCGTGTACAAGAACAAAAGGGCGTTGATCGTTTCCTTGTACGTATCGATACTAGCACCACAACTCAAGCTGATTTCGAGAATAAGACAATCCGTGGTAAGATTTTCTTACAACCAACTCGTACCCTCGAGTTCTTGTCCGTAGACTTCGTAATCAACAATCCAACCAACTTTGGTCAAGGCTGATAGACAATGAAATTTATATATACAAATTATGGCATCTTAACTGAGGACCATGTTCGTGAATTAAAAGAATGCGGATATGGAGTTGACGAATGTGGTTCTTGGGATGTTGAAGAAGGCGCACCACTACGTATGTCTAATGGTTACATAGGCGACGAAATGGAAGCTCCATCCTCTAAAGTAATATTAATTCGTGGTGGCGGCTTGGAAGAGGGCGATACTTCATCTCCAGCAGATGGTGGCTCAGTAACTGGAACACAAGTTGCATTGTCAATGCCAAATGGACCTGGAGGAGCTCCAAGTCCATCAGGTGCCAACGTTCCAAATTCATCTGAACCAAAAAGCAAACCAGATGTTGTAGTTCCACCTTCAATGGATATGAAGAAAGAAAATTACAATCGTCATGTAGAACGTATATTAGAAGCCTGGATGGAAGAAGAATTGCATGGAGATCAAGATAAGCTTGATTTGGATGATGACGGCGAAATTGAAGCAAGTGATCTCATGCTTATAAGACGTGGTTTAAAAGATAAACAAGTTGGCAAAGACAGAAAACGCAGTTGATTTCTTAGAAAATCAGAATTGAAATATATTTATAAGAAGAAAAAGGGTAAAAGATTATGGCCGAAACACTATCAGTAACAGATATGTTACCTACAAAGTTTGAACCACTTAAAAAGCATCGGTTCGTCTTCGCTATCGAAGGTATCGACTCGTTCCTTATTAAGTCTGCTGCACGTCCACAAATGACATTTGAAGAAAGTGCTATTCCATGGATCAACAGCACACGCTACATTGCTGGCAAAGGCACCTGGGGCGAAATGAACGTTACAATTTACGATCCAATTGCTCCATCCGGTGCTCAACAAGTAATGGAATGGGTACGTCTTTGCTTTGAAAGCGTTTCTGGTCGTGCAGGTTATTCTGATTTCTATAAGCGTGATATCCAAATCAAGATGTTAGATCCAGTCGGAACTGTAGTTCAACTTTGGGATATCAAAGGTGCTTGGTGTAAGTCTGCCAACTTTGGCGATATGGCTTATGATGGCAACGATCTAGCAGATATTCAGCTTTCTATTCGCTTCGATAACTGCGTTCTTCAATTCTGATTACAAATACAGTTATCCTTTCGTAGAAAACCTGGGAGAGTTCTCCTGGGTTTTTCTATTTATAGCATATGGATATGATAGAACAATCAATGAAACAATATGAGCGTATTCGCAAAGGATATCCTCGGTTATTCTCAGACGCTCATAAGATTGCAAAGCTTGTTATAAAAGCCTCTAAAAAGGATTTTGAGCCCATTAAAACTTGGCGCTACCTACAGAGGTTGAAGCAAATAGAAAGCCGTAAAAAGGGTTATAGCCCGGTTCCTGATATGGTTATTAACATCTTCTTTGATGCGAAGTTAACTCGTGATGAAGAACGTGCAAAGATAAAACAATATTATTTAGACGTTTTAAAAGTCGGACAAAAAGATATTAATGAAATGTCTTTGTTGAAAGAATATATTAAAACTATTCTGGAGCAAGAAAGTAAGCTTCATCCTATCAAAAAGGGTGAATTAGCAGATATCTCAACTAGTGACGATATTGCAAAAAGAGTAGCTGGTGATGTAGCTCTAATGGTTAATGACATATATGGTGCTATGGGAGCCGAATCAAATAATACTGGCGAAGACGTATTGAAACGTTTTACAAATATGGGTATAACGGACGTAGATGATGATCCGGAACCTGATGCCGCTATATTATATACTAATTGGGGCGGCTCAAAGAAGTTATCCAGAGTAGGTCATGATGGAACTGGTCCTGGCAAGGAAGCTGTAAAACAATTAATGAAAAAATTGTTGAATGAGCCTGGAGCATGGGCAGAAGCATCAGGAGCACCTGCTAACGTATTAATATCCAAATATAATCTTCCAACAGTTAATGATGAGAAGACAGTAAGAGCTTTGCTATCTGGTATTAATGATATTGAATGGCATGGCAAACACCCATATGGAATATCTTATGGCGATGGATGGTATACGAGAACATTGCCAAATGGTAAAAAATCTACCAAGATAATTGTTGGCAATCCTCCTATCAAAGAAGTCGCTTTAATAAAAGAATATATCAGTTTAATAATAGAAGATATTGCTACTAAATTGGCTCCAGCAAAAAAGGGAGATGTTGTTAACGTTGCAACAAATAATGATACGGCTATAACTGTAGCTCCAGACGTTTCTGATTTAGTTAATAAAACTTATGGAGGTATGGGTGGTTTCCCAGGTGCAGATACACCAGAGGGCGTCCTAAACCGATTTACAGATTTCTATTTGTCTGATGTTGATGAAGACCCTGAACCTGACGCTGGTATTCTTTATACTGATTGGAAAGGTTCTAAAAAGGCTTCTGCTCTTGTAACAGATGGTGGTCCAGAATCAAAGACTAAACTAAGAGATATGATGGATACATTTTTTAATCAAAATGGTTCATGGATAGAAGTTTCTGGAGCGCCTGCAAACATTCTTGTAAGTAAGATGGGAATGCCAACTATTGAGGATGAAGAAACGGTAAGAAAGTTATTACCTAAAATTAAAGACCTCATATGGCATGGAAAGCATCCAGATGGGATTGCATATGGCAATGGTTGGTATACAAGAAACATTGCTGGACAAGACCAAACAAAGATTATTGTTGGAAATCCTCCAAGCGTATAATTCGTTAGATATTCTCATTTATACATTCTAAGCTGTCATTATACAATTGAAGAGTTATATCAATTGGAGGAAGAAATAATGTCAGAAACAGATAACAGAGATTTGCGTAACGCAATGCTAGCAGCGCAGATGGCATCTCAAAATCCTGGTGGAACCAATGGAGAGGGTCAGCCAATTAATGCTCAACAATACGCCAAACAAGAGTTAGGTGTTGAGATACCAGTAGATGCGGTGCCATTGCCATCTAAGGGAACAGTATATCCGCTAGGACATCCACTATGTAATGCAGATGTAGTTGAATATCGTAGCATGACAGCCAAAGAAGAAGACATTCTAATGTCTCAGGCTCTTATTAAGCGTGGAACCGTTATAACAGAACTAATCAAATCATGTTTGATTAATAAGAATATCGATGTTCAAACGCTATTATCCGGAGATAGAAATGCTCTCATGATTGCAATCCGTGCATCCGGATATGGTGCTCTATATGAGCCACTATATACTTGTCCATCATGTGAATTCAAGAATGAATTGCAAATCGACTTAAATAATTTGCCAATTAAGCCACTTACCCTTGAACCTGTATCTCCAAATGCAAATTCATTTGCATTCAAACTACCGGTATCTAAGAAAGAAGTGACATTTAAATTTTTGAATGGTCGTGAGGAAGAAGAAATAGTTTCTGAAATGGAAACCCGTAAGAAGAAAGGCTTGTTAAACTCAAATCTTGTTACCGCTAGACTTCTTCGCTGTATAACCTCTATTGACGGAAATGACAACAAGAGTCTTATTTCACGTTTCGTTCAATATATGCCAGCTCGTGATTCATTACTTCTTCGTGAACATATTGATGCACATGAACCCGGCGTTGATATGAAAATCGATTTCAAATGCAACAATTGTGATCATTTCGAGGAGGTAACGTTGCCCTTCGGCGCTAACTTTTTTTGGCCTAACTTCAAGCGATAAAGAAACCGTTCTTCTTGAGCCATTCTTTTTATTAGGTTATTATTTCGGTATGGATTGGAATACGTATTATAACTTTCCAATCTCCTTTAAAAGATGGCTCATTAAAAGAATAGAAAAAGAAATAACCAAAGCACAAGAAGCACAAAGTGATATCCCCAGTAAAGCCCCACATCATAATACACCAGATGTAAGATCCCTTACTGGGAAAACAAGATCACAAGTTCCGCAAAAACTTCAACGCTTTACTTAGATCAGACAAAACTATACCTGTGCCTCATAGACCAAATCTTAACAATCAAAAACGTATCTTAAGAAGACCCAGATGATGTAATGCCATGTAGGCTCCATCTGGGTTTCTTATTTTTCCATCAAATAAAAGATTTTCTAAGTCTTCCATATCTACAACGGCAACTTCTAAAAACTCATTATCATCCAAGTCTAAATCTTTAGCTACCTTCTTGCATCCAGTAGATATATACACGTGTCGCAGACCAGATGAATATGGGGAATAGCTTCGGCTTGATAAGAATTCTATATTGCCTTCATATCCAGTCTCTTCTAATAGTTCACGTTCAGCGGCTCTAAAAGGCTTTTCTCCGGGGTCTATCATACCTCCTGGTAGTTCGAACTCTACTCGTTCTATGCCTGGTCTAAACTGCTTTACGAGCACTACTTGACCATCTTCCGTCATAGGAAAGATATTGACGCTATCTGGGGTTCTATCAACGAAAGAAGTATAAGGTTTGCCATTAGGCAACAAGAAGGTTTTCTGAATGACCTTTTTTTCATAGCCGGTTGGTTGATGTGAGAAGGTATAAAACTTTTCTTTTAACTTTTTCATAATTATTCTCAAGCAATAGAACGTGCAACAGCACCGGCGGCTAGTTCAGAAGCAACAGTTGCGGCTGCTCGTCCTCCTGCTACTAATTCTCCCGCTTTTACAGATGCAGCAGTTGGTTCTGCGGCAGCGAGTGCTACACTTCCATGAGCACCACCTATTGCTCCTGATATACCATGTGACCAGAAACCATGAATAATATGATATACTGTTGGCAATGCAGATATAAACAGTATTAAAATATATATTTGAAATATTGTTGCTTCTAATTTTGGTCTTAAAGCAGTATCTTTTTGCCAATCTTCATATGACATTGCGCCGCCGGCTTCTTTTGTTTGCAAATCAGCTAACTTTCCTGCGGTTTTAATATCTTCTTTGGAAGCAACGGTTGTACCTTTGTTGTTACCAAGCTTTAAATATTTTTTATGTAGGTCTTGTCCTTTCCCTACTTTCCAGTATGCTTGATAGATATAATAAGAAAGCTTGTCAGGAACTGATCTATCAATTATAGCTTCTTCAGCTTTATGTGCATAGTGAAACAGGTGTCCTATCCAAGAACAAAATTTTCCAAAAGCTTTCCAAAAATCAGATTGAGATTTTTGTAACCAAACTCCTAGTTTTTCTAAACCAGAACCAATTAATGAAATAAGTTTAAGACCTGCCAACGTAATACCACCGAGGGTAAGAGGATCTATAAACTCAAGTAGTTTTCGTTCGCTACCAAACAACTTATCCGCTTCTGCAAAATAAGCCTGAGCTTCTTTTAATATGTTGTTATGTTTTTTTGCTACGAATAATTTTCTTTCAGCAATTTGACCGGTTTGTGATTTAAGATTTTTTGTGGCAGCATCCCATTGTTGTATGGTGTTTTGAAATGCGTTCATATCTTGGGGCATTGCAACTGAACTGCCACTCTTATTGATAAGATTATAAATTTCCATTATATCTGGATTGTTTTTATAACCTTGAACTTTTTTAACTAGTCCATCAAATTGTTGTATCATTGCTTCTATGGTTTTTTGTCCAGCCTCAACAACGCCTTGTTTAACACGTTGAACTATTCCTTGTTCAAGTAGTAATGAAGCAACCTCACGTTGAATAATTGTTTCTAGCAAAAGCTTTTCTGAAGAATTCATATTGTCAATCTCTTCTGGAACGTTTACTAGAGCATTTCCATTTCTTACGTGATAATCTGAGGGGACTGTTAGCATCTTTAGCGGCAGAAGGATGATCTTTCATTTGACCGTAAGAGCGAGCACAGTAGCTATCTCCCTTTGATGTTCCTGGAGCAATGGAATAACCTTTAGCTCCGTAACGAACTGTCTTTTTGTTTTTACCAGAACCAACTACTTTTTTATATTTCTTTGGACCTGTATATTTTTCAGCAAGATTTGAACGTTGTTCTGTGCCCATAAGATCTGAAACAATTCTACTGATCAATTCTTCTTCAATATCAGGAAAGAATTCATTATCTAAGATATTTCTTACCATATCTTTAAGTTTAGCTAAAGATCTTTCATCATATTTGGCATCATCTACATATTGATCAAAATCAGCCAGCGTATCAAATCCTTCTTCTCCAAATGCTTTTTGAAGAACCGGTATAGCTGTATTTTTTGTAAAATCAGTTTGAATATTTTCATGGAGAAGAAAGTTTAATACGTTCTTAATATTATAGTTTGACATTATAAATCCTTTTCAGAGTGGCCAAGCTTTGCCAGTTTTTTCTTCAAAAGATTTTTTAGCAACGTTTTGTGCATTCAGTTTTTCCATTACGGTTTCAACTGTTGCGCCTTCACGTTTAAGTTCTTCTTGATATTCTTTTGAAGCACGAATTACTTCAGTCATGGCAGCTAACTGTTCTGGTGTCCCTTGAAGTTTGAAAGGAAACCCAGCTAATCCTTCATCTTCTTCTGTTTGCTCCGACATACCAGCAGCTACTTTTCTCATACCGGCAGCAGCAAGGCGGGCAGCAATGGAGGCAAATAATAATTTACCTGACCAAGATAGACGAATTTCGTTTAAATGTTGTTTAGATTTTTTATCTGACATTATATTGCCTCAATACCTTAAAATTTTAGATCCGATTGTAATTATGAGAAGACCGGATAAACACTACAAGTTAAATAGTAAAACATGACATCAAATATTGAAATAACGGCACAACTGACTAAAATGCTTTTAGAGCAAAATCAGTTATATCTTACGCAAGCTAAAATTCAGCGTGGACAATTAGCTTTGACGCAACAATTAGTTGCAGCAATGGGCGATGTTGATGTTACAAAATTAAATGAAAGCCTAAATGCTACCACAGAACAGATCGCCGCAGCAGACGAAGCTTTAAAAAGAATGGGCACTAGCGGTCAAAGAGCCGGTGATCAAATATCAAGCTCTAGTTCTCAAGCAAAAATAAATTTATTAGCTACAGCGGACGCAACTGAAAAAGCAGCAAATGCAATGGAAAAAGGTGCCATATATGGTGCAGCATTTCAAGGAGCGGTCAAAGGTTTCCAGGTATCTTATTCAATATTAAGCGGCATTGCTGGAATATTAGGATCCGTTGCCAGTACCATGGGACAATTCGCTATGTCCGTTTTGTCATTTCCTCTGAAAATATGGAGTTTCTTATTTGAAAAAGCTTCTCAAGGCGGCGGCGGTGGTGAATTAAGACAAACTTTAGAAAATATACGTAAAGAATTTGGTGATCTAGAAAAAGGATCTTCAAAAGCCATAATAAGTTTAGCTAAAAGTATATCTGGACCTCTTACCGATACAGGATTAAGTACTTATAGAATATTTGGCAATCTGGCAGAAAGATTAAAATATGTTGCCGAACTTGCCAAAGCTTTAGGTCCAATATTCATTAATATCGTTCAAAAAGGACTAATAGCTGACGCCGAAGCCGTTGGTCAATTCCAAAAAGCTCTAGGTCTTTCAAATGAACAAATGAAAACCATTGCCAGAACATCAATAGTATCTGGCAGAACAATGGATGAAGAGCTAAGGCAAACCGCCAATTATGCAGTCCAATTGGGAGATGCTTTTGGAATGAATGCCATGGAAATATCTCGTGATATGGCTGAGATGGAAGGAGATTTAAAGCATTTTGGTGGTATGTCAAAGAAAGAATTTGGCGAAGCTGCTGTATATGCAAAGAAATTAGGAATAGAAATCAAATCTCTTACCGGAATTGTTGATACATTCGACAATCTAGATTCCGCTGCAAATGCTGTAGCTAGGTTGAACCAACAGTTTGGTATACAATTAGAAACTATAGAAATAATGAGGATGACCGGTCCAGAACGATTAGAGTATATTAGAAAACAATATGAAAAAACTGGTCGAACATTTGAACAACTTGATCGTCAAAGTCAGCAATACATGGCTACAACCATAGGCATGACACAAGAAGAAGCGCAACTAGCATTTGCTCAAAATAATCGTGGCGTTGGACTAGATCAGATAAAAAAGAAATCTGCCGAAGCAGAAAAGAAACAGTTAACCCAAGCCGAAGCACTACAAAAACTTGCTGGCTCAATTGAGAGATTAGTTAAAGGTGGCGGTGGGGGTGTTACAACGTTATTCCAAGCATTTACTAAAGGCTTTGAAACTGCCATATTCCGAAGTAGGGATTTTAGGCAAATTATGAGGAATATCAGGCAAATTCTTAGAACTACTAGACTGGCAGGTATGCAAGTAGGTAGAGCATTTGTTGAGATGTTTCCGGGCGTAAAAAACATTCTTGGCGGATTAGCAGATTTGTTTAGCCCTACCCGTTGGAAAGCAACAATGAGAAAAGTTGTTGAGGCTTTCAAAGACTTTTTTAGAGATTTACAAACAAATCCAGAAGCTGGATTAAAAAATCTATTTGACAGGCTTAAAAAAGTATTCTTTGATCATTTTGATGCTAGTACAGGAGCAGGAAATAAAATAATTGAAGGTTTTAAAACATTCTTTACTGTAATATTAAAAGCGGTAGTTGGAGGATTAAAAGCTTTTATTCCAATGGCATTTGAAGCTTTAACTAAGCTTATAAAAGGCATTAATAGTTTCCTTAAAGGAGAAGTAGGTATTCCTATAGACACCAGTACTATAGGTGGTCAAATAATGGATTCCCTTAAAGGATTATGGGAAGCTATAAAGCCTGCTGGGGTAGAACTTTGGAATGCTATCAAAAACTTGTTAAGCACCGTTTTTGATATGATTGTGGATTGGATGAAAGAGCATTGGGCGATGATCGGTGCTTTATTAATTCCTCCATTGGTAGGAAGCATTTCTGGTGCCATACAGGCTGCTATGACCGGTGGCGTAGCTAAAGGGCTGCTGGGTGCAGCCGGGGATTTGGCAGGCGGTGGAAGCGGTGCTAGCGCCGTTAAAAAGCTAATTGAAACCGTTACAAAGACCGCAGAAGAAACAAAAAAAGAAACATTAGAACTAAGTCCAGTACAAAAAGCTGTCCAAGAAATAAAAGGAGTTATCGAGAAACTAAAGGACGTTGATATTGGTGCGTCTGATATTAAAAAAGCAGCACTTTTTGGTTTGTACGTAACTGCCGGACTAACAATCATTGTATTGGCTATAGTTGGATTGGCAAAAGGCATTCAAGAAAGCGGTCTGGATGCTGGTTCTATCTTGTTGGCTAGTACAGTTATTCTGGCAGCGGCAGGAGTTATGGCTGCGATGTCATATACGGCCGATATATTAGAAAAATCAACTGTTAATCGAAATACAATCAAAAAAGCAGGTATAGTTGCAGGCTTTGCAGCGATATTGACCGTTGGTTTTATAGTTTCATTAGGATTAATGGTAGGAGCAATAAAGAGTTTAGGAGCAGAAAATGTTGCCATGGCAATACCTGCTCTCTTAGGTATGACAGTAGTCATGGGAGCCATGTCTTTATTGGCATATGCAATCGAAAAAGCTAACGTTAGTTCAAAAGCCCTGGAAGGAATGGTTGTGATTGGTGCATTTGCAGCAGGACTTACAGTTTTCATGGCGGTGATGGTTGGAATAATGAGAATTGCAACGGCCGGATTGTCCGCAGAAGAAACCGTTGCTATAGGTTCTCTATTTCTTTCTATGGCTGGAGTGATGCTAGCAATGATACCTTTGATGTTAGCGGCAGCAGCGGTGGGTGTTATGATGGCAAATCCAATCGTGGCGGCGGTGGTGACGGGTGCGCTGGTATTAGGTTTAGCAACCATAGGAACGTTTGCCGAAGCCGTAACCGGTGTCATCATGAAAATAGTATCATTAGCTGAAGGTATGCCCTCTGGACCTGAAGTAAAATCAAAGGTCGATATTATGATATCGGTTATGGGTGCATTGACCAACTTAGTATCTGCTGTAGGAGGTATAACCGCTACCGTTGCAATCTCTGTAGACGATGACGATACGGGGGCTTTTACTTCCGCAATGGATTCGGTAACTCGTTTCATACAACAAATGTCTATATCTGCTAGAGAATTTATAACTCAAACGATAACGTTAGTTTCTGGTTTTAGCAAAGAAGATTTAGCTAAAGTGGAAGTAGTTACTTCATTGTTAGCTGGCTTAGGAGGTTTAATAGGAAGCTTTTCAGAAGCTCTAAATGGATTAAAATCCGAAAGTTGGTTTGGAGAGGATGCAGAATTTAGAAGTAATATGACTGTATTTGGCAGTATGGTTACTACTGTGGTAGATTCTGTTCTTTCATCCAGAATTTTGACACAATCAACTGCTTTAATAACTGGATTTACTAGAGGTCTTGGTGGTTTAACTGAAGAACAAGTAAAAGCTATTGGTCCACTTACCGGTGTTTTATCTTCTGTATTCACCTTTTTGGGTGCAGTAATGAAGTCATTGCAACTCGATCCTGCAACTGTCACGGCATTAGCTGGTAGTGAAGAAGGTGCCGCCGCAGCTCGTTCAATTGTCTCAAGTTATTCAACCACAACAACTACAAACATTATTCGCTTGCTCGATGTTGTTAAAGACAGCATTGCGCCAATGGTCAATGCATTGCTCAGTTCTGTTGCCGGTATTGAAACAAGACAATTAGATAGAGCAGCAAAAGCTGGACAAGCGGTTATGAGCATAATATCTGGTATTAGCGGATTTATGGATGCTGTTAGAAAATCTGGTCTTAAATCAACTAGTATTGGGGTTGGCGAAGGAAAAGCTGAAATCATAGAAAACTTTGATCAAGCACAATTCGAATTAATATTACGTAACATGAGCACGGTTATTAGTACCGTATTTGCTTCAGGAAATCGTGGATTTATAAAACAAATAGTTGATGCATTAGTAGGTGCTGATCTGGGAAGACTGCCTAGAAACATCGGAGATAAAGTAAAAGGAATTGTTGATATTGTTGGATTAGTTTCTACTCTTAATAATCCGGAGTTGATTAAGTCTTTGTCGGATTTAAGTGTAGGAGGCGTTGGAGGCGGAATAAATCCTGCATCTATTGGTGATCGTATTGGTTCTATTGCTGGAATAGTCAGAACTGCAATAAGTGGATTAGCGGGAATATTCACAACAGACATTATACGTTCTTTAAATGTATTTTCAAAAGGTCGTTCAGCGCAACTTGAAAGATTTAGTGAAATGTCGAGCAGCTTAATCACAATGGTTAATACTCTAGATAGTCAATTAGCTAACGTTCAAGAAGCATTAGGATCCTTGGCAGGTAGAGCAACATTTGGCAATATTAAGGCTGCATTGTTTGGCGGTGAAGATGAGGCTAGTAAAGCAAACAGCGTCTTTGGAGGCATTAACTCTATCATTAATGAACTAAACAATATAAGACCTGTCAATCTAGAAGCTAGTTTGGGTAGAATTGCTGGCATGGTTACAATGGGCGGCAGCGAAGAATTTAATATTAATCACAAAAACTTTACATTAACTGTCAATTTGAGTGTACACTTGAATGCACAAACTATTGAAGAAGCAATAGTTTCTAATCCAGCAGGCACCTTAGTTGTTACAAGAGAAGGTACGAAAACCCCAGGTTCTGGCAGACTAAGAGGAAGAGGCTGATAGGAGCATATTAATATGACAATATATGAACAAATGATAGCTAGCGAAGAATATAAAAAGCTTTTTGAACAACTACCAGATGATAGAAAATATGCAATTCAAGAAGATATGAAGAAATTTATTGATGATGTCGAGAACAAACTTATTAATCCTCTTAAAACTCATATGGAAACTTTTAATAAGAAGTAGTTATATATTATGTCCAATGATTATCCAAGAAGAGTTAGAGATGTTTTGGCGTCTCAAAATAAAAGAAGTATCAGCATAATCCTTACAAATACCGGTCCTTCAAGTGAAGCTTCTGGGGGTAATCATGTTGTTGACATTGGTGCAGACGATTATACTGAAGACACTAAAACAATAGCACATACTTTCGCCGTCGCTACAATCGATGAAGCCCAAAATACATACAAACCATCCAATCAATATCAACAAGCTAGTTTGTTAAATGGCAATGGATATCCTGCTGCGATATCAGATGAATTTGAAGATGATTATTATTTAGGAAAAGAAACAGTTGGTGCTGATGGTAAAGCAATGTTCGTCAATCTTTCTGATAGTGATTTGCTAAACATTAATATAATCAAAGGTAAAGCAACTGCAACAGATGATAGTTCCAGAAACTATATGGACCTATTAGCAGAAGTTAATAGAAGCAATGGCGAACAAAGCAATTCTCAACTTAGTATAAACGTTGAAAGAGCAACATTAAATGTCAATAGCAATGCTTCTAATAGCAAATTTGTTGTAGAAGGCATATTGGAAGATGAGTCTAATATTGGTAAGCTTACCATTCAATCCTTAAAAGGAAAACATAGAAGAATTCCTTCTTATGCAGATTTAGAAAACAATACCGCAAATCCTTCTCAAAACGGATATACGGTCAAGCCAAATCAACTTAAAAATATCGGTTCTCAATTACCTTTGATGGCTTCTGGTGAAATATATATCCCGAATGACATTAACGATCCGGCTGAGTTTGGCAAAGCTCTAGCAGGAGCATTGGTACCAGGCATTGCTCGCTCTGGGGCGGCTCGAGTTAGTGCAAAAGGAATGCAACCTGCCTCTACTCTAAATCGTGTCACAAATGGAGACTTTAGTAAGGATACTAGCGTAAGTGATTTAGATACAGACGATACACTTTCATATGGAAATTATAATAATTGGCTTATCCCATTCGAAGGTAGAGATGAATTTATTATGCCAATGTTGGGCATACAGATATTAGCATTAGGTTTTATTTGCGAAGCAGCAGCAGAATTAATTAAACTTGAAATACCTGGAAGTCAAAGAAATGTTTTTATGTCCAGATTTTATAAAGGATTTCTTATAACTTTTGGTCTAAAAGCCCCGATGTATACAGATTCAAAAACATTTAAAGAAATATTGCTCAAAGCTCTTGCACAGGCGGTTTTATCTTCTACGGGGTTAGGACCAGCAGGCAACTTTGTCAAATTAAACAATGAATTTTTCAATAATCCATGGAAAGAAAACCCTGGATGGATCATCATGCAGGTCCGTTCAACTATGAGAAAAATTGGCGGTGATGTTGTTCGACTTGTTGATATCGGTGGAGAAATGTCGAACCTACTTGTCAAAAACAAAGGCGATTCCGCTGGATTATACTCAAATACCACTAAAGCAATATTCAATTCGAATATGTTTAATATTATAAGAAAACTTGCTTCTATTGGAGCCTCGGCAGCTAAATATACGAACTTACCTGACGCTGGACTTCGCATTGTACCTAATGTTGGACGAGAATATTTAAATATTGACAATTCCGATTCGGTCACGTTTGATCCAGCAACAATTCCTAAAGCCAGCAAATTGATATCACAAATTAAGCTCAATCGTGATTATGGATTGGGTTCTGGTAGAGCGCAAGCAATTGCAAATGCCAGCATACGCTCTAAACTTTTATTGCCAAACACGCTTAATACCGCAACTATTTATGCTAGCGG